TGCCTGGGTTTCGTTTGCGGTAGACATTTGTATATCCATATGATATATTTTTATATATGAATTTTATGGGTAATTGTATTTTGTAATCTTGCTTCTCCTTGATGAGAAGCAAGATTTATACTTGAACAATAAGGTAGAAAATTTCATCGATTTGCAAGTTGGTAAAGCAAAACGTTTGTTGCTTTAATAATTAAAAAGCAAGTTTTTAATTATTTATTTTTATATTTTAAAGTCGCACGATAAATCGTAAGAAGAACGCTCAGTTGGAATAAGCTAACCCGCCCATACCGGACATAATCCTGAGCACGTTGTAGTTGGTGGCATAGACACGGACCTTGGCCGTCTTGGTGCCCTCAACTGTCGCATTGGAAAGAACAAGCTGGAGGGTGGCGTTGTCAATGCGCGAGAAGTTGCACGTGCCAGAGGGTTGGTGCTCCTCAGGCCTCAAGGCAAAGGAGTACACGTTGATGCCCTCATCCGGGGCACGGGTGTGCGCCTGGTACGGCTGAACCCACGAGAAGTAGGTTCCCTCACGCTCGGAGAAGCGGTCCTGGCCGTTGAGCTGGAGCTTCGCCGTGACGACGGGGTTCTGTCCCCAGCAGTGCATGTCGAGGGAGGTCTCCGTGAGGACGAAGGTACCGGCATCGGAGACGAGGGACTGAGCCTCAGTTCCACCGAAGGGACCAGCCTCACCTCCGTTATCACTCGAGTACCAGCCAGAGTTTCCGATCACGGAATCAGCGCCGGCATCATTGAACCAACCAGTGGCAGTGATGAAGGAAGTCGAGGTGGCGGCGATGGACGCGAGGGATCCAAACGCGGCATGGGCGTTGGGGAGGGCATCAACCGCATCCGTGTAGTTGAAGGGCTGGGCTCCAAGAACGCGGAAGAGACCGGAAGAGGTAGAAAGACCAGCGCAGTAGTCAACGTTCTGGTCGGGCTGAACAACCCAGATAAGCTCCTTGACGGGGTGGTTGAAGTTGAGCTTGATCTTGTTGGAGGAGGATCCAACGGACTCGTCTCCGGTGAACTGGAGCTGAGTGATGAGGTACTCGTGGGGGTTCTGGGCCATGCGCCTGCGCTCATCAGTGTCGAGGAAGACATAGTCGACGTAGAGGGAGGCCGCAACAAGGGACTGCTGGTACGCCGCCTTAACATCAACAGTCTTTCCAGCACCCGGGGCGAAAGATCCACCAGCCGGGTCAGAGAGCGTGGAGACGGCCCAGAGGCACTCGTCAATCGGGCGCAAATCAAGGTTGATCTTGACCTCGTGGTACTGGAGAGCAATCAACGGGAGCGCAAGGCCCGGGTTGGTGCAGAACCAGAACTGGAGGGGAATGTAAAGAGTGGTCTCCGGGAGGGCGTTGCGGGGAGCGCAAACCTGGCGAGGCGCAGTGGACTCGCAGGGTCCATCAACGGCGGCGAAGGAAGGATCGGTGATGAAGGTAAGCTGGGTGGTGTTACCAATCATCTTGAAGTATCCACGCTGTTGCTCGGAGGACATGGTGAGCTGATTCCAGATGTGCATCCAGTCTCCGTACTGGCGGTCGATGCGCTGGCCTCCAATCTCAACCTCAACCTGGGCAACGAGCTGCTCTCCGGGGAAGTCCAACCAGCGGGCATAAACACCCTTGCGGTTTCCGGCAGTTCCGAGGCTCTGGCCAATCTCGGGGAGAGTGACCTGGAGGTAGGTGCGGTAAGCAAGATCTCCGTTGCGGCTGATCGTGCACTGAACACGGCGTCCGAAATCCGCCTGTCCATTGAACGTCTGCTCAATAGACTCAATGGCGAAGTTCGTGTACCTGCGGTAGGTGACCTTCCAGAAAGTGATTTGCGGGTTTCCAGTCAAATAAACGTCTTGAGCTCCGTAAGCAACCAGTTGCATTAATCCGCCTCCCATTTTATAGTATTGCTAAAGAAAAAAAATTTCCTAAAAGTAAAATAATTAAATCTAATTCTATTCTAGTTATACCATTATGTTGATTTTTATTAAAAATCAACCTTCACTTTGAAATTATTTTGTTTATATCTAAATTTGTTTTCATAAAGGTAAGTAAATATGAGTCATGTAATACTTCTCGCCTACCTTCATGTTTTTTTGTAAAAACGTAACACTCTTGTTTTTTTTTGATAGACCAACCATCTTCTATTGCATTGAAAAGTATCAACATTTTCTGTAGTTTTATACCATCAATTTTTAGATCAGGATCATCTACTAAACTATTTAGATTTGTAGTAAAGTTCATATTATAAGTTAAAAAAGAAAACTATTGTAATGTTCAAACTAATAATAGTAATATACACGAAGATATATACATTTTTTTCTGTTAGTATATAAATAAATTGCAATTATATATAAATGCCGAGTTTCAAAGTGAAGCCACAGAAAAAAATCAAGTTTGATAAAAAAACAGCAGTAACTATTGATAGTAAACATCGTGAGATTGTGAATGATCTAGATAAGGATATAAATGAACGAATACCCGATATAAAGAGTGAGATATACGAATTAAATAATAAACTGAAAAAATCAACAAGTTTTGAACAGAAGTTAGATTTTGAAGAGGCTATATCTGAAAAAAAGAAGACAATCAAGTCGTTGAAAAACAGAAAAAATGAATATTTACTTGATAATTCAAAACTTATATTCGAATACTTTGAGACAAAAAAAAATATTTCAGATGTAAATATTGTATCAAAAAACCAGGTATTAAATTCATTTTTCAAGATAAAAAACGAAGATGACAATATTATAAATAACCAACGAAAATCTCACAATATAGTTCAGACATATCTAAGCAGGTTGGATGATAATTTTATTGATGTGAATGCATTTGTTTGTCAGACAGATATATGTAGATATTGCAACAAGGGTGAAATGTTGCCATTAGAAGATGAGGGTGTTTTGATATGCAGTGAATGTTCTAGAAATGTCCCCTATTTAATTGAAAATGAAAAACCATCGTATAAAGAAGCACCCAAAGAGATATGTTTCTATGCCTACAAAAGAATAAACCATTTTAAGGAGATAATCGCACAATTTCAAGGTAAAGAAACCACACAAATACCACCAAATGTTATCGAAAGTATAAAAAATCAAGTGAAAAAGGAGCGTATTGAATTATTATCGATTTCTAATGAAAAAACGAAGGATATATTGAAAAAACTAGGGTACAATAAATATTATGAACATATACCATTTATTAAAGATAAACTGGGTATCAAACCACCAATTATGTCACCAGACTTGGAAGAAACACTTTGTAATTTGTTTGCCGAATTACAAGCACCTTATTCAAAATATTGCCCAGATGATCGTGTAAATTTTCTGAATTATTACTATACAGCATACAAATTATGTGAGTTGTTGGGTGAAGATTCATATTTACCTTTTTTTCCGATGCTGAAAGATAGAGAAAAACGTATAGAACAAGATACTATATGGCGAAATATTTGTGAAGAACTTGACTGGGAGTTTATACCAACTATTTAGAATACAAAATTATTATATATTATAAAAATGTTGTATTATTTGTATATTTGTGTGTCTAGGTATGTGGAATAAAATATTTATTTGTGTATATGAATAATTTAAAACTAACAGAATCTGAAATTAGTAGATTAGTAGATGAATTCAAAGCCAAAATTATTCGAGTGATTGAATCCCAATCAGAAGTATCCGATGATATAGATGAAAATGAAATTATCGAAAAAAACCAACTACTTTCATTTAAAACCAAATCAATTTTTGCATATAGAATGAAAAGAACAGATATAAATGTCATATTATCTGATATAGAAGAATACGGAGATGATGCATGCTTATTAATAGAAAATGATATTAAAGTTAAAGAACAGGAGGTAAATAGATATAAATTAACGTTATCAAGGAAAATAAATGATATATTTCCAGATCAATATAAAAAACTATCTATCCTAGAGGAAGAAGTTGCATTGTTGAAGTTAAAGTTAGAGGAAAGAAAAAAACAAACTATTACTTTATTAGCTGCTGCAGAATTAAAAGGAGAGAATGAATTATCTGAAATAATGGATAGTGAACGCGAGGCTAATTCTCTATCTAAAGTAAGAGAGAAAAAATACAAAGAGGCACGTTATAAAGAAATTAGAAATAAGGTTGATAAAATCAATAATGAGTATAGAAATATGGGTTTAGCCTTACCAAGAGTTGATGTTGACAGCTTCGGTAATATTGTATTGACATCTGAATTGTTATCACTAATAGATAAATAGTAACAAAAAGATTTTTTATATGTAATGATATGAAACAATATAAAATATTTTTGTTTGTTTACATAAATAATGTCTATTGAAAATCAATTGAGAGAATGGGTTGCAATAGACGATAAACTGCGTGTTATGTATGAAAACATAAAGGAACTACGTGCAAAAAAAACGAGTTTGACAGCGTCTATCCAGAATAACTTGTCTGCTAATAATAATAATATACAGAATACTAAGTTACCTATTGGTGATGGTCATATAAAAGTAGTAAATACTCGTATAAATGAGCCACTTACATTTGCATATCTTGACAAATCACTTCGAGGAATTATAAAAAATGAACAACAGGTTCAAATTATAATTGATCATATAAAAAATAGTCGGAGTTCGAAAATAATAACAGAACTGAAACGTTTTTAGATTTTACATCATCTAATGATGATGTAAAAATACACATATTAATGGTTTATAAACATGTTATATAGTTGTTAATTCTTCAATGGTTTAAAATCCGCCTGGGAAGTGAACCAGATTCGCGCCGATACCAAATCCGGCTCCAGAACGAGCAGTAACACCCATGCTGGGGATGTATGTATCGAGAATGCTGAATGTAGCAGCCGCCGTCAACGCGATAAGAACAATCTCCTCCATGTTCAAAGAACGTTTAGGAATGGCGTAACAAGCGATAGATACCATTAAACCCTCAACAAGATATTTAATAACACGCCTCACCAGCTCTTGGATGTTGAAGTTAAGTAACCCGTTCATTTATATTATTTGATAAGAAAAAAAATATATATTAATGCGATAAATAACTTAGAATAATATAGCTAAACTAACTAATGGATCATAAATATGAAACAAAGCTTAAGAACGGAAAACCAAATCCAAAGTTTGTTGATCTTTTAGACGAAGATAAGTCGATTGCTGGACAAAAGTTTGTATGTGTTTCTTTTGTGTCTCCTGAAAAACTTTTGAAACAGAAGGATATGTTTTATTTTGAAGAGTTCCTAAAGCAGTGGGATTTTAACAAGTCAATGGAGAAATATATTCAATTTTTGAACTTTCTGTCATTCAAGTATAATATGCAGTTTGATGATTTGACGAATGATTTTAAGGAGTTTGTAAAGGAGGAGCGTGAGAAGTTGCTTGAGGATAGTGTTGTTGATCAGTATAAGACGTTTGTTGATAATCATGAAGAGGATCTAGATAAGCGATTCAATGTTGTATGTAATTTCCAAACACATACAAGGGGTGTTAAGATTCGTGGTTCTTACCCTTCAGTTGAGGAGGCTGAGATGAGAGCGAAGTTGCTTCGTGAGATGGATCCCAGTCACGATGTGTTTGTTGGTCCAGTTGGTATGTGGATGCCTTGGGACCCGGAGGCTTATAAAACGGGTCGGGTTGAGTACTTGGAAGACGAGTTGAATCAACTTATGCAAGAGAAGAAAAAGAATGAAAGCAATGCAAAGCAGTCGTTTGATCAGCGTATCAAGGAGACTAAGCAGAAGGCTATTGAAGAGAATATCAAGAACGCAGAGAAATCGGGTAACGTCTTGACACAGACACTCGATAATGATGGAAATCTGGTTGGTGTTTCAACACAGGAGAACTATTTTAAGGAGATGGATTCTGTCACCTCCGCAGACATTCGTAATGAGTTATTTGAGGGTGATAATATTGTGGTAGGTAAGAGTGATAATGGTCTTAGCAAGTTGGTGGGTGATAAATTTGGAACCAATTAG